TGGGGGGGCAACCCCCCTTTTTTTAATTAAATACTTGACATTATAAAACAATTGCTTTACAATTATTATACTAATTCAATAAAGGAGAAAAAAATGAGAACACCAAAAATAAATGTATATACCGAGCAACATTCATTAGCAGACATTATTGAAAATGAAAATAACAAAATTGGCTATGAAAAAAAATATTTAGAACTGTTTGAAACCAAACGCATTGTAGTGGAAGTACCGAACCAAGGTGAGGCTACAGTGCGAGTTGAAAATGCTGACAAGCCAATCACCAAAAGTAATGACTTGCATTATTTCAAGATTTGCTCAATTAACACTATTGGCGAGTTTGCTGGTTTGTATACTGGCAGTCAATGGGAGACGGTTCGCAAGAAATGCCGTCAAATTGAGCGAGAATTACTGGAACAGTGTGAAGTGTGTGAATCACAAGCCCATATGTATCAGTGCTATGGGTACATTAATAAAAAAACTGGACAATGGGAAATTTGGGATGATTTCTGATAAGGAATGACGGTAAACCCGAAGTTGATTTCAAAGTTTTTTGTGATATAATGAATTTGAGGGGCTTTCTACGCCCCTTTTTTATTGGCTTTTATAAATAAATCAATGACTTAGCGGAGTTACACTATGAATATGCCAGCAAAGAAGCTGAAGGAGCAGAGAAAAACCTTGATGAAAAACGGAAAAAAAACCAAGAAAAAAAACAAATACATGGGCAATCGTAAGCAGGGGGCTTATTGATGTCAGGGTATGGATCGGGATATAGTCGGTTTGGTAGTCCGTTTGGTTACAATCCTATGAGTGGATTCAATCAATTCAGTCCATTTAATCAAATGGGTGGCTATGGGCAGATGGGCGGTTTTGGGATGTACCAGCCTTATCAACCAATGTATGCTCCACCGATGTTTCAGAACCCTATGTTTCAGAGCTACTCGCCATTTTACCAACCGTTAGGATTCCAACAGATGCCGGATATGCCAGAAACCAACACCGCAGTTGAAGCACCACCTCCTGTCATTGGTTACCCAACATCTGACCCCGATGATATACAGCCTTACGCTCCGGTTATTGGCTATCCCACTAACGATAGCATGACGATTACGGCTCCAGATCCTATATCCGTTTCAACACCACCTCAGTCGGGTGATGCGTTTATGCCGACTCAAGATGATGACTATGGGTCACAAATGACGGATGATTTTGCCTACAGGACAGCACCACAGGGATTTGCGTGGTCTCCAGTACAGCTAGGCACAGGGAGAGGCGACCAACAGGTTGAATATCGATTGATGAGGACGGATAACCTTAATCCGCTAGAGCTTTCGGACATGAGACGCAGTGGACAGCTATTAAACCAACGTCCAGCAAATGCTAGGTGGTCGGACTTTTACAACCGACAGGCATTAGCCAGTACAGGTAAAACCAAAGATTCCAGATTTTAATTGACCTCAAGCTAGGTTAATGTAAAACTTGATTGATGTTGAATGTGTAGCGATTAAATCGGAGTTATAAAAAAGAGTGAGAAGTAAAGGCAGACCAGCACACGAACCTACGGCAGAAACGAAAATGTTAGCTAAAACTCTAGCAGGTGTTGGGATCACACACGAGGATATAGCCAGTAAAATTGGAATATCGGCTGATACACTCACTAAATACTATGATAGAGAGCTAAAGGACGGTAGAATAGATGCCAATGCCCAGATAGCCAAGGGTCTGTTTGAACAGGCAAGGGGAGGCAACACAACGGCTCAAATGTTTTGGTTAAAGACTAGAGCAGGGTGGAAGGAAACAGATCGCAAGGAGTTGGTTGGAAATGAGGGCGGTGATGTCCAAATAAATATTAAATCTGCCATTCTTGATGAAGACGATTAACTTCGATCAGTCAGCCAGCTATATACCCAGACCGCCACAGCAGGAAATACACAATGCGGTAAAAAACAATAGGAACACAGTTGTTGTGGCTCACAGAAGAATGGGCAAGACGGTGGGTGCGATTAATCAGCTTATTCACTCAGCATGGAAGAGTGGCAAGAAGCAAAGTCGTTACGCTTATGTTGCCCCGACATATTCTCAGGCGAAAAGGGTGGCGTGGGACATACTTATCGAGCATACAAGATTGTATCAGCCAACTATTAATGTTTCAGAGCTTCGGGTTGATTTTGCTGTTGGTGACTATAATTGGAGAATCAGCTTATATGGTGCAGACAATGTTGATGCTCTCAGGGGTATAGGGCTAGATGGTGCGGTTGTTGATGAGGTGGCAGATATAAACCCTCGCTTATACACAGAGGTACTCAGACCAGCGTTGGCAGAGAATAAAGGGTTTATGTTATTTATTGGCACTCCAAAGGGTAGAAACGCTTTTAAGGATTTAAGAGACAAAGCAGATTCGTTACCGGATTGGAAGTTGCTGGAGTTTAAGGCTTCAGATACAAATATTTTAGATTACGATGAATTAGCGACTATCCGCAAAGAGATTGGTGACGATAAATACTATCAGGAGTTTGAGTGTAGTTTCAATGCGGCTATAGAGGGCAGTTACTACGGCAAGCAAATAAACGAATTAGAGGAAGATGATCGGATTACGACTATTCCTTTAGAAACTCTTTGCCAGACATACTGTGCATGGGATTTGGGCATGGGTGACTCGACGAGTATTTGGGTGGCTCAGACGGCTGGTAGAGAGGTCAGGCTAGTTGATTATATAGAAAATCATGGGCAGGGATTAGATTACTATGTGAGCGTTTTGAGAGATAAAGGTTTTGCAGACGCTTCCCAGTTATTGCCTCATGATGTCGAGGTAAGGGAGTTAGGAACTGGCAAGAGTAGGAAGGAAATGTTGCAACAGGCTGGATTGAATATTACTGTTGTTCCTCGATTAAATGTCGATGACGGCATACAAGCGGTTAGATCATTACTGCCTCGATGCTGGTTTGACAAACAAGGGACTCAGCAGGGATTGGACGCACTAAGGAATTATCGTAGAGAGTATGACGACAAGAGAAATATTTTCTACAATAAGCCTTTACATAATTGGTGCAGTCATGCGGCTGATGCGTTTAGGTATTTAGCCGTTGGGTTGGATGAAGTTCCGAGCAGTTGGGGTAAAAGTTTAAACGTAGATACGAGGTGGGTGGTATGATATTAACGCCAAAGGGCAAGATAGAAGTTAGCAGGGCAGAGTTTATGGAGTTGGTTAGTCGAGTTAATGAATTAGAGAAAAAGGTTAAAAATGGAAGAGGGCAAACTCAAAGGGATAATCGAGGCAGAACTAGACTCAGCAATCGGATTCCTACAGAGCGAGACGACAGACCAACGGCAAAAGTCGCTTGAGTATTACTTACGGCAGGAGTACGGAAATGAGGTCGAAGGTCGAAGTCAAATTGTTACTGGAGAGGTGGCAGAAGTCATTGATGGTGCTTTGCCACAACTGGTTCGTATATTTACGCAGTCTGATGAAATAGTACGATTCGAGCCACGCAATCAAGGTGACGAGGAAGGTGCAGGACAGGCTACCGAGTATTGCAATCATGTGTTTAATTCACAGAACGATGGCTTTTTACTTCTTCATAACTGGTTTAAAGACGCTTTACTGCAAAAGGTTGGCGTTATTAAGGCTTACTATGATGAATCAACCGATGTATCAAAGGAGCAGTACGAGAACCTATCCGATCTTGAATTAACCAGTTTAATGTCTGATGGCAAGGTCGAGGTCATTGAACAGCAGACAGTAGAGGTAGAGAGTGGACAGGTTGATGAATTAGGACAGCCAGTCATGCTCAGAAGCCATAATGTTGTCATTCAGAAAACAAACATTATTGGCAAAGTAGTTATTGAAAATGTACCGCCAGAAGAATTTTTAATTTCAAAGAAGGGCAGAACAATAGAGGATAGCCCCTTTGTTGCTCATAGAAAGCTAACGACCAAGAGTGAGTTAGTGTCTATGGGTTATGATCCAGCGATCATAGAGACTTTGCCTATTTATGATGATTTGAGTTATACCAGTGAGCGGTCAGCACGATTTGGCAATGCCGAGCGACCTGATGAAGATTCGGTAGATAGCTCGATGCAGACCACAGAAGTGTACGAGATATATTTAAGGACTGATTTTGATGGTGACGGCATCGCAGAACTTAGACGCATTGTATATGCTGGCAATCAACTACTAGAAAATGAAGAGACGGACTATGTGCCGTTTCACAGTTTATGCCCGATTCCCATACCGCATAAATTTTATGGGCAATCATTAGCAGACAGGGCGGCAGATTTACAGTTGATTAAATCACAAGTTGTCAGGCAAATGCTTGATAATTTATATTTAACCAACAACGTCAGGATGGGTGCAGTAGAGGGACAGGTAAATCTTGATGATTTGCTTTCCGTAACGGCTGGTGGGGTGGTTCGGATGAAAAACCCCAACGCTGTTGTTCCTCTTACTGTTTCTCCCATAGCCAATCAAGCGTTCCCGATGTTGGAGTATTTGGACGCTGTACAGGCTAAACGCAGTGGCATCAGTGATGCACAGCAAGGGTTAGACCCTAACGTATTGCAGAACGTCACAGCGGCGGCGGTAGCGGCTACAACGAGGGCGGCTGGAGGTAAACTAGAGTTAATAGCCAGAATCTTTGCAGAGACAGGCGTTAAATCTTTATTTAAAGGTATCTTGCAATTAGTCTGTAAGTATCAGGACAAGGCTCACGTTTTAAGACTTCGGGGTCAGTATGTGCAAATGGATCCTAGACAATGGTCTACTCAGTACGATGTAAGCATCAATGTCGGTCTTGGAACTGGCGATAAGCAAGAACAGATGGC